TTAGCAGCGAGTTGTGCTTTAGCAGATGGTTTCTTTACTTCTTTTTTCTTTATTGTAGTCTGCTCTATCTCTGCACCATTAGACTGAGGATCCATACCATCAAATGGAGCTTCATGAATGTCAGGCATCTCAGTGTTCTGGAAGCAATCGCCACCCATCCACTTGCCATACTGTTCCATCAATCCACTGGAAAACTCGTCGTTATGATGTACTTTATTAATTGGATCTGGTTTCTTCATCGTTCAAAAGGGAAGTTCTTCTCGTATTATTTATAGTTCTAATATTTTTTATCCATTCACGTAACATATTTCCATCGTCTGTAATGACAATAGCGTAGTTACCACCTACTCTATGGATGCGTCCTTTGTCTCCTGTACGAGCAGACATAACAGCATCACCTTCTTTAAAAACCTCTGCTTGACGTTGTTGTTGTCGCAGTGCTTCTTCACGTAACTTTTTAAAATCTTTCATTTGAAATTTTTTGGCAAGTTTGCTGCGATCTCAACCATGAGAGCACGGCAATCATTATCACTTAGTGTTTTAGGTATGCCAGAACGAAATGTTTTAAAGTCGCCAGAGTATGCTGCACGACGCATTTTTGTTCCTGAGATGGCAAAAGTATCACCATCAGCATCTCTACTTCCAGAAGATTTAATATCAATCTTCCTAAAGAAAAAATCTTTTCCATTATATTTATGAAGGAACTGCATAGCAGAAACCCTGTCAGATCCTACCAAAAATACAACCTCATCATATCCTGCCAACATAAGATCCTGCATTGCAGCTACTGGTTGTTTAGGACCTGAATATATCTTGCCACGATGCGTTGGAAACATCTTGTTCATATAGAATAACTTTCTATTAGGCAATAGAGGATTAGTTCCTTTAGTATCTACAGTCTGTGAAATGTATATACGATAATCATTATTACCAGCAGCACGTTTCACACCGTCAAAGTTTTCCTTATGACCTGTAGTTGGTGGTTGAAACCTACCAAATGTAAAGTAGCAAACCTTTCCGTCTAACGCCATTGCTTTTGAAGAGTGAAGTTATTGTATGCGAACTCAAGACGGTTAACGAACTTGATCATGTCTCCATCCTTATGAAGAACATATCCTTCGGGAGTTGTGACCTTATATCCTTTCTCCGTCTGGACAAAAGTTCTGAATTCTTCTAGATGATCAAGTTTATCTATAACCATTTGTTTTACTTCCTGCAACTCTTTGTACAGAGATAGCATAGATTTAAACTTAGATGAATTATTAACAAGATAATTCTCACTATTATATACTAGATTACGTTTACTAACTAAGTTTGTAGGAGTCTTGATCTTAGCAAGTTCCTTACTCATCTTTTCATGATAGAAGTTTCCTAACTCAGTCAATGCTTTATCTACATTAGTAATACTACGAGCATTTTTAATTTCATTATTAAAGAACTGTTTTAGATAAGATGATATATGAAACTTAGCATCACCTGTAGTACCACTAGCACCTACTAACTCATCTAAAAAATCACCACATACCTTACACATACGTTCAATGTTTGCCACGTATGCATCAAATTTTGTTTCTTCTGCATGACTCAATCCAACACGATCCATGGGTGTATCGTTTTTTATGACAAGAGCATCAGTTGACCCATTTACATTTGCACCAGCTAGAGCTTGCATAGATTGAAAATCATCACCAGCATAATGTGTGTGGAATACTACGCCGATCTTCGCTCTGCGCGCTGCTTGTCCAATAGGATGATGCACTGGAATAGCATAAGTAATCGTATTAGGTCTGAATGTGTAAAGTCTTTCACCATGAATTGTTTCTGTCCTTAAAGTAGAATTAGTAAAAAGAAGATCTCCTTGCACAATACCTCTGATACCTAGACCAGAAAAATATTTCAAAGAAAACTTAAGTTTCTCTGCAAGATCACCTTCATAGTATAGGTCTACATCAAAATCTGTGTAGCAAATTTTTGGTGTTTTTGCAAAGACAGATTTAGTCCCCACAAAAAACATACCACTGTTAGGATCAGTGCCACATATAACTGATGGTGCTCCATCCCATTTTGTTTGCATGAAACCTGTGCTGTTATCACATCCAAGCATTTTGCGTAACTCTTTTAAAAAAGATACAGCAGCTTTGCAACCCTCAACTCCATAGTTGAGCATTTCATCTTCAAGATGTTCTAAATGTTTTAACTGTTTAACGTTTGCCATTAATCTTGAAACACAGTTTCTATACTTTCTCCTTTCATTTTATATCCAGATTGTAATTTGTCTGGATATACACGATCTGGATCAGCAGTAGTTCCTCTATCAGAAGTATTTCTAATATTAAATGTCATATCCAAAAGAGGTGTAGACATATGAATGTTTACTCTTTTTGCTCCACCTGTTTCACCACCATACGAAACTCTAACATTAGTAACGTTAGCTGCTTGATTCAAGAATCTTTCAGTAATCTCCATATGTTTGATTTTACCTTTGTTTAGATGAACATAATGATATCCATAACCAAGAGATCCTTTAATTAATTCTTGAAGTAAAGGTTTATTATAACTTGGAGAATTGTCTAATACTTTATAAGTTTTATTTCCTGATTGAAATTCATTAAATGTTGCACAGAATTTTTCTTCATCTAATCCAAAAGTTTTCATTAATGCAATACCATTAGCAGTAGTAATCTTTCCTGCTTTTACTTCATCAACAGGGAAGACATTTGTCTTAAGACCTAGATTAGATAGATTGGTTGTGCCACTAGTTTTTAATGACAGATAATACTTATGAAGTGGTTTTCCTTTACACTTACTTTCTAATGTTAAGTCAGTAATAGTAGAACCAATTTCATATCCAGTTGACAATGATGCTGTTCCAATTTTCCAATGACCATTTACAAGTTGCATAGGTCTTTTCTTATTCTCACCACCCTCTGCAATAACTCTAACTGCAATACAATCTTCTAGGTGATAATGTTTTACCAGACCGTAAATAAAATCTCTATACTTATTATTAGTAAGTTCACTAGTCTCAATCCAATCGTTGATACCTGCCTCTAATTGTTGCTCAAATAAATTTCCTTGGTTACCTGATCCTCTATTACCTCTACTACCATCACCAAAGTCAACTTTTAATGCATTTATTTTTAACTTCTTTCTTATCTCTGCTTTCGTAAATTCTGTTTGTAATGCTCTAGCTATCTTTACTTGCTTTTTATTAGTTGGATCAAAGGCAAGAGGATTCTCCATGCCATATGTACTGACAAGATAATTCCACAATCTAAGTCCTTCTGCTGCTGTTGCAGTATCCATATGTTTTACAGAAGATCCTGCTTCTGAAAACGTAGATGGTATAAGCTTGTATGCCATTAGAAAACCTCCCGTCTAACTATTTAGAGGAAGGTCATAGAACCTAGTGATGTACAATAAAATGCTTGTTGATGACATCAATACGTTCTTCTGCTTTTGCAATTACATCAAGTTGATCTTGGATAGAACCAAGAACATCTGGGTGCTCACCTATACCTACAGGATTGTGTAAGTAAATTTCAACATTTGCTTTTGCTTTACTGATTTCACCTTGTGCTTGCTCAAGCAAAGATGTTATAGTTAGTTCTCTTAAATTACATGACATGGTTTTTTCTTTTATGTAGCTTATATCTGGTTGACGATCATCATGTGTTTCGTAATCTCCACTCATCTGTCTCCTTTTTTACGGTTTTCTGAATAATGAACATCAAACTTACCACCAGGATATCTCTTCTCTAGTTTCTTTACATTACGTTCTATAACCTCATCAAATGAAACTTCTAATGCCATACATGCTTGTGCTACGTACCACATAAGATCACCTAACTCAATAATAAGATGTTCTTTATTATCTTTGTCCCAAGGTTTACCTTGGAAAATCATCTTCTTAATAATTTCAAGAAACTCACCACCCTCAGCATTGATACCAACACCAGAAGTCAGAAGACGTTCAATGTTAGCACCTTCACGATCTAACTCGCCAATACGATCAGTGAAGTCAACGAAATTTGTTGATGCATCAGAAGTAACTGCAGAAACAAACTTCTCATATTTTTTAAAATTAATTGTCATACATTCCACTCTGCAAATTTTGATAGTCTAGATTGTGTGTCAGCAAATTGCTGGAAGTCCTCACCAGGATCCTCATCATTGATGTTAATAGCAGACGAGTCATCTGCTACATCATACAGTTTCATTTTTGATCTGTCAATTCCCACCATGAATTTTCTTGAGGAAGTCGGGTCATTGTACCTGTTCTTAAGTTGTTTGACCAAGATGCGACCCTGTTGTTCAAGTTCCTCAGTAGATATAAGGGCAAACATAAAATCAGCAGTGGCAGGGAGACCAAAAGACTCACTAGTGTCAGTGAGATCGGGATCAGAGTTACCATACCCACTACGAGTAGTTTGAGTAGCACTGATAATAGGAACATTACATTCCACAGCAAGACCGCGAAGCTCCTCAGCAATCGCCTTAACATAGGTATACGAGTTAACAATGGCACCTTTGTACCTCACACTTGCACATATATTTAAGTAATCTACAAATATTATAGCAGGTTTGAAATCTTTTTTCAAGGCTAAGTCTGATAGAAGTGCCTTAAAATGTCCTGCATGTGCAGATGCAGTAGGGTACTCTTTGATAATAAGTTTACCTCTAGTTTTTTTAGCAATATCATTAACTTTACTAGAAAATAAAACCTCAGGTAAATCTATAATATCTTTAACATTTACATTTAGAAGATTTGCGTCAATTCGTTCAGCAATTTTTTCCTCTGCCATTTCACATGTAATGTAGAGTACGTTGTACCCCTGAGTGAGGGCGGAACCAGCCATGTGGCACATGAATAAACTCTTCCCGACACCCGTTCCAGCAAGAGCGATGTTGAGAGTCTTGTTAGGGAGACCACCTTTTGTAATGTAGTTAAACTTTTCCAAATCAAAGGGAATTTTTTCTTCTTTCCTATGATAGAATTCATATCTGTCTGATGATTGTTCAATGTAGTCATGTCCTATATGTTCATCAAAAGAAACTGCCAAAGCATCTTGTAAAATACTAGGTATAGCACCCTTTGTAAACTTTTTATCTCCGCCGTCAGCAATCTTGATGGATTGCATGAGTGCTAAGTATATAGCACGATCTTGACACCATCTTTCTGTAGCATCACACAACCAGTCATAATCCACCCACTCATCAGTTAAGGAATTTATTTCCTGTAATGAATCTTTGAATGCTTCGTCTGTAAGGTCTGCTCTATTTTGTATATTAATTGTGAGAACTTCTTTAGTAGGGATCTTATCGTACTTCGCAGCGAAGTCAGCAATCTCTTCAAAGATAATTCTTTCATGGTAAGTCTCATAATATTCTGCTTTTAGAAAAGGGACTACCTTACGATAATATTTCTCATTATATATGAGGTTCCTTAAAATAGTTTGCTCAATACGTTCACTCATCAAATTTTAACCTCGCAAAAGATTTTTCATTTAATCTCTTTTGAATTAGTTTACCATAATCTTCATTCAATTCACAACCTATGTAATGTCTTCCTAAAGATTTTGAAACAACAGCTGTTGTTCCTGATCCCATGAATGGATCTAGAACTACATCTCCCTCTTCACTTCCTGCTTTAATACATGGTTCTATTAAGTCGGTTGGAAATACTGCGAAGTGAGCTCCTTTATATGGTTTTGTAGTTACTGTCCAGACAGATCGTTTATTCTTTGTTGTATAGCTTTTTGTAAGTCCGCTATGCGGTTGGAGTCCTGTTCCTTCGTTGTGGTATTTTCCGTTGTCTCTGTTTCTTGTTCCCCAATCTTGTTTAACTGGTTCTTTGATTGCTTCATTGTCGTAATAGTATTTTCTATTTTTACTAAACAAAAATATATATTCATGAGATTTAGTACACCTATCTCTCACACTCTCAGGCATAGGATTAGGTTTATGCCATATAATATCCTGTCTGAGATACCATCCATCTGCACGCAATGCAAATGCTAACATCCATGGTATTCCTATTAAATCTTTTTCTTTGAGACCTTCGAGTTTGTTACCTCTCTTAGCACATTCATCAGGTAGATCTTGTTTAGTTTTACTTACAGTTTGTTTTGGTAATGCTTGTCCTTTACCAGGTCTGTAATTGTAATAACTATCACCTATGTTGACCCACAGTGTGCCATCGTCAGTCATCACATCACGCACTGATCTAAAAACAGATACAAGATTTTCAATATATTCTTCTGGTGTTTCTTCAAGTCCTATCTGACTATCTTGTCTAACAGCACCACACTTAGGGCAAACAGTTTTGTATATTGCATCCCCAACTCCTGCCATCTTATCATGGTTCTTATGTCCAGTGATACAATTACTAGGATTGACTTTTGAATCTCTCATGTGATTGCAATTTGGATCTCCTCCTACCCACGTAGCAGTTCCATAATCTCTCAAACCGTAATATGGTGGAGATGTTACACACATCCGTACTTTGGTATCTAACTCTTTTAAAGTTTCACGACAATCTCCAAATAAAATTGTATCAACCACCATAACTAAACTCCTTATTAGCTGCCTCCTCCAGTTGTTGCATTACTCCTTCGGTGAAGTACTTCTCTGGATCCTTGAGAATAGCAGAAGGGTAGACGCTAGACTCCCCGACAACAATACGATTTCCTTTACGCTTAAAGACTCCATACTGTTCACCCAACTCCAATAGTCCGTAATATTTGTCAAGTCCACGTTCATCAAAATAC